TTGACATCATTAGCTGTAACTGGTAACACAACAAGTGGTAACTTGTTAACTGGTGGTTTAATTAGCTCAACTGGTACAATTACAGGTAGTAGTCACTTAGGTAGTGTTGTTAGTGTAACTGGTGCTGTTACTTCAGCTAGTGTTGTCGGTGGTGTGATAACAGGAAGCTCGTTAAGTGTAACTGGTACAGTAACTGGTACAAGTTTCGTAGGTACTGTTGCTACAGCAAGTCAAACTGCTATTACCTCAGTTGGTACATTAACGTCGCTGAGTGTAAGTGGTAACATTACTGGCGGTAACTTAAGTGTAGGTACTGGTACAATTACACTCAACAACATTGTTAACGGCGGAACAAGTGCTACTGGCAACGTTGGTTCTACAGCATTACCGTTCAATACAGTATTTGCTAAAGCAACATCGGCACAATACGCTGACTTGGCAGAGCAATACTTGGCAGACGCGTTATATGAGCCAGGTACAGTTGTGTCATTTGGCGGTGCTCTTGAAGTTACAGCATCAACAGCAGATAGTGATGCACGTGTAGCTGGTGTTGTATCAACAAATCCTGCTTACTTGATGAACAGTACTTTAACTGGCGATAATGTTGTAGCAATAGCATTAACAGGTCGCGTACCATGCCGTGTAACTGGCACAGTACGTAAAGGTGATTTAATGGTATCAAACGGTGACGGTACAGCTAGAGCAGAAGCTAACCCCGCAGTTGGTACAGTAATTGGTAAAGCCTTAGCAGACTTTGATGGTGTTACTGGAGTTATTGAAATAGTTGTAGGCCGTGTGTAAAAAGCATAGCTAGCATGATAAATGATAGGACCTGCGGGTCCTATCATTTTGTGTAAATATATTATATGATGATTGGAAAACTCTAATGGATGCTAGATATCGTAAAGATTACTTTGGTGAATTTGTGATTATTGAGTCAAAGTGGTCACAGGGTAAGAAAGAAGAAAAGCGTGTATGGATTGACAATCCCATCACAAACGAGCATCTGTCAGGGATGGCCGCTTGTATATGCAGTGACATAGACTATAAATCTTTTAACTACAGAATACTGGAATCACACAATGGCGGACTACTGGCAAGTAGAACACTGCAAACATATGGCACAGCTAAAACAGCTCATCACATGACGCTGGATTTTTCAGTTGATACAGATTTAACTAATCTAGTACCCTTAGTTGAAAACAAATACGTTGAAAGTAATATAGTTTATACTACCGCAAGAAATTGTATCACTAAACCTGGTGAATTTTATTTAATCCCAATGAATCCTCATTTGTGTACAGAGGCACTGCCGTTGTACCTCGCCGCGTTTGACGGTCACAAAGAAATTTATATGTTGGGTTATACTAGCGAAACACCAATTACACGAAGAGATTCTGTTCTACACATCGCCGAAGTAATAAAAGCATATAGCGGAACTACATTTATCATGGTAGGCAATAAAGACAACATGCCCGAAGAATGGTTATCGCTACCCAACACTGAAAATTTTACTTACAGACATTTTATCAGTTTTTGTGACGTATAAAGCTGCTGTACTACTGAAATTTTACTTTGTACTGCTTGGAAATTAACTGTAGACCATAGCCCAGGGTGCATTGGCCTAGGATTAGTTCCAGCATCAATCCATGCGTATCCGTAATGTTCACTATTTAGTACGGGTGTAAATTCTTCTTCGACTACACAAAAAAATGTATGATAGCAAAATTTATTATCAATACTGGTAAATTTTTCCAAAGGAATAATCTTTATGTATTCTGGCATGCTGCCAATCTCTTCCTGGCATTCTCGCGTCATCGTAGTCATTAGAGATTCGCCTGATTCAACTTTTCCACCAGGTAAAGACCAGCATTGCGGATGCTTGTCGTCATTCCTCATCAAAAACAAATATCTTTTTGTGGCGGCAGAATAAAACCAAACGCCTACGGCATCAATATTACTGTGTGCTTCGTTCATAAAAGTATTTACACTCACTGTAAGTACTTAGATTATAATTGACCACTGACCTCCTGGGTAGAGCCCTTGATATGACTTAACCCAATTATAGCCGGTCCACTTATATTGTATCTCAGTGACTATATTTGTTACATATTGTATATTACCAGGACTGCTTTCACCACTAAAAGAAATGACCCAGCGTGAGCCATCATATTCAATTATATCGTTGGGATAAGCTGTTACACTTTGACCAGCAGTGCCTAACCAACCCGGAGCTGCCCCAACTGGTTCAGTCAACAGATACCTTTGCCCAACCGCCGCTGCAGGTAAGCCATAGTCTGGCCCACTTAACTGCGGATTTATCACCGAGTTCACTGCTGGCAATGTATTAGAGGGTATAGACTCTGAGATAATGGTAAACAATAAAAATTGATCATTTGTAGGGTCAAAGGCCACCGTGCCATACACTTGACTTCCATCTTCTTGTGTTAACGCAATTAAACTGATGCCCGGTCGCAATACACCGTACATATTGACAATTGGTGTCCATGTTAGATTGCTGGTAGTTACGGGATCAGGCGGCGCTAACGCATAGTTAGGTTCATCTACCACAGCACTTTGAGCCAGTATCTGAAGTTTATTACCTATTAACACAACTTGATATCTGTATGGTGTAATATATTGTCGCGTACCTAGCAGCAGATCATTGTTGGAAATAGCGTTGACTAAATCGCCGCTGCCGTCGTAGATGCTGGCAATAATAGTTTCTACTACTCCCAGTTTCTTAACTTTAGCTGGTAGCGACAGCCAAATAGGTAAAGCAAACTTTAAAGTACTAATCTCGATGGGGTCTGCGGTGCCTTGCGGAATTGGTTTGCTCGACCATCCGCTGCTGACTAATTCGACTATACTTAAGCTGGTCCAATCTAAAAAATTATCTGTACTTTGTATTTCTAAGCTAGGGTTAAATAGCGGTAAGATTTGTTCTAATATCTGCATTTTTTGATTAGTATTACTAGTCCAGATATCTAAGTTAATTGACAATTTATAAGGCGCTGGCATATAACGTTCAACAGTAAACGCATTACCCTGAGTAGTTTCGTAGGTATTTGTAGCAGCATCGTATTGTCTTTGGCGTATAGCTTTATTATCTACGTATGTGGGATTCTGCATACGTGGTCTGTCGTAATCCAGCCCGGTAATATAAAAGGTCATTAACGGGGTTGATGGCATATTATTTGCTGAATTATCCTGCATGATAGTTTGAGCTTGGCGACTGGCGTCGCCATATCTCACAGGTACTCGATATAATGTATCGCCCGTGTTGGCAGCACCAGCTTCGTTGCGACCAAACTCCACTGAGAATCCGCTGAACATACGCGCAAATTGTGTTAGATAACGCCGAATCTGACCATCAAAAAAGTACTGTTGTGCCATTTATCGTCCTCTAGGCGGCGGGTTAGGCGGTAAATTACCGCCGGCATTACCGTTATCTGCTTCAGGTTTAAGTAACTGTGATAAACTTTGACGACTTGGTATGTTACCTTGATCTGTTGTGGGCACAGTATAAGGATTGTTGACAAAACTGGAACGTTGTGTGGTATTTGACAATCCCCAATCCAATGGTGTGCGCACGTCGTCACTAATGGCTAGCCACATTGACCCGTTGAATCTAAACAAACGATTTGGAAAATAATCTAATCTCAAACAATAATCTCCACTTGCGGGCGATAAAGGAAAACTCACACCCGGTGTAACTGGCAATCCATTTGGCGCCATATTATCGCCGGTTAAGTAGCCCATGGTATAGCCAAAGGATTTAGGTGTAGTGCCTTCGTCGGGTTGTGTGCCGTCTACCTTAGGAGCAGTTTCGTCGGCAAATAATCCTTCGCCGGCAGGTTCACTGAGTGGTGTAGTGGGCAGTATATAAAATGCGACATTATCGTAACCACTAAGCGGGACTTCTATATTGGCTTGAGCCACTAGCGCATCATTGATGGCAAGATCTTTGTTGCGCGTAGATGTAATATCGCCGACTGTAGTTGGTTTTTCAATCAGTGCCCAATAATTTGGATCATTGATATCAGTGCCCGGCGGGACATTTTTTGTGGCTTCGTAGTATTTACCACCGTTATCAACCACCATACCGCCGGGATAAAAATTACCACTGTCCCACACATTATCCGGCATAAGTGGTTGATTAATGATCTGCTGATATTCTTGTGCGTTGACCATTGGTGTAGCTTTAACACGCCATAAGTGAGGTAGCCAAGTTTGACTAAATCCTTCGGCAGCATAGGAAGCATCTTGAATTACATAATATTTGGGCAGCGCACGAGTAATGTTTGTGTTAAGCGGATAATAATCTTTTAAGTTGGGTAATTCTAATACATCGCCGGACATTAACTTACGACCAAATGTGTCTATCATATTGTTATAATGAAATGTGATAAAAAGTGTGTCGTTGTTTAAGAATAATCCAAATTGTGTTAAGTCAAAATCGATGTCACTATGAGTATAAACACCGCGCATTATATAGATATTGGGATCATACGATCTGTCACGATTTTCCAGCAGTAGTAAATCTTCGATGAATAGAGGATTTTGACTGCTGTAAACAGGTAAAGTAGCATCAGCATTGCCGGGGTTGGCTGTAGTGTCTACAATAGGCCCCATATATTTGTGTACGTGGATGTCTACGCCACCTACAGTATAGCGTTCAGATATCGTACGATCTAAAAATTGGTAGTCGGAGGTTCTATTTGGACGCCATAAACTTAATCTTGGAATTTTGTTTCTCCCGTTATTCTATACGTATTTAGCCCTTTTTTGGTTGACAGTAAATACCAAATCGTGTATAATACTGACATGCTAACAGAACTTACTGAGCGTATAACCAACGCAGAAAATCAAATATTAAAGGTAAAAAACAAGCAGGTTCGTCGCGATTTAAGTAAAATGCTAGCAACTATAGACTCTGCTTTTACAGAAATAGACAAGGAGTTAGTAGTATGTAGGCGTATACAACGTACTACTATCAAATTTGCGGAGTTAACACAGAAAGTAACAGATTTACTAGACAATTTAGAACAACATATTACACTAGCATTATTACTTGGTTGACTTTCCTCTAACACTCCTATATACTACGAATATGATTAAAAAACTCAACACTATCAAACGTCTAAAACCCAGCGCAGCAGATACTACTTATATGGGTGCTGAACCTGAATGGGTAGAGCAACCTGCGGAAGGATTTAGAATCTCAACTATCTCTAGAGCTTTTAATTGGTACAATCAATTTTATGGCAGAAAAGACGCTAAAGATATGATTGCTACTTATCTAGACTATGCTGATAGAAGTCAAGAGGCTAAAATAATCCGCGCTATCCCGGATAATCAAATACGCATAACTATTGGCTGGGTTTGTCGTATGAGTTTAATAGGACTAATTTTAAATGATTATGAGCGATCTCTAGTCGAAGATGAAATCACCAAGTTAGTTAATTCTAAACAATCAGCAGCTAAATCTAACACCACAGTTGCTGATCAAGCACAGGCTAAATTAACTATTCAAGATCATTTACGAGAAAAAGCCAATGAATGTGCCGGCGAACTCGAAGGATTGTTTGACAATTTTATCGTAGCTGAAACAAAAATGTCCGCTGATTTCAAACCTATGGCACTATTACGCAGCATGAATATTGTGCCACAGATGATTGGCAATATCACGGCAGTTTGGCGTTTACGTTTGCAAGAATTTAACGAAGTTTTGGCGGGCAAAGATCCGCAACTAGTTGAAGGTTATAGTCATTTGACCAAAGTTCAACTTAAAAATTGCGTAAAATTCTGCGAGCTTGTTATCGGTGATTGCGAATCTTATGCTCAATTGAAAAAGACTGAGCGTAAGCCCCGTGCTAGAAAAGCAGTAAGTCCGGAAAAGTTATCAGCTAAATTCCGTTATCTCAAGGAGTTTAAAGACCTCGAGCTTAAATCAGAATCACCAGTAAAACTAGTAGAAGCCAGCGAAGCATGGCTTTACAACACAAAAACACGCAAACTTATACACGTGGTGGCAGATGAATACGCCGTGAGGTTTACCATTAAAGGTACTAGCATTATATCATTTGACAAAGTTACCACAGTACAAAAAACTCTGCGCAAACCAGAAACACAGTTAAAAGCAATTATGACTGTGGGTAAACCAGCGGCTCGCAAAGAATTTGCCAGCATTAAGTCCGCGGAAAGTCCATTTAACGGTCGCAGCAATCCTGATCTAATCATTCTCAAAGCCTGGTAATGCATAAATAATAGGGAAGGAGATATTCCCTATTATGACTTTAGAATCACAATCCACGCTTGAAACATTGAAGCAAAATCTCATTGAGTATGTACGATTACAATTAGCAGATGATATCATTGACATTGAATTAGATGCCAGCCATTATGAATCTGCTTATCGTAATACTATAGGCACCTATCGTCAGCGAGCTGCTAATGCCTATGAAGAAAGTTATATCTTCATGGAGCTAGTTCAAAACGTAAACATCTACGATTTGCCACAGGAAATCATCCAAGTTAGACAGATTTTCCGCAGAACGTTTGGAGATTCAACTGGCCCATATGCTTCAAATTTTGATCCTTTTAGCCAAGCCACACTCAACGTTTATTTGATGAACTTTAATGTGTCGGGTGGATTAGCAACTTATGATTTTTATAGTCAGTACGTAAAATTAGCTGGACGTATGTTTGGTGCTTACATGAACTTTACATGGAATCAAGTGACTAAAAAATTACAGTTAATACGTGATCCAAAAGGCACAGGCGAAGAAGTTTTGCTCTGGACATACAATCTAAAACCTGAAGTTAATCTACTGTCAGATTTTCAGATACAGCAGTGGATTAAAAACTATATGTACGCTAACTGTAAATTGATTATCGGTGATGCCCGTGAAAAATTCGCCACTATCAACGGACCACAGGGCGGAACTAGTCTAAACGGCGCAGCAATGAAAGCAGATGCTAAAGAACTAATGGCTCAATGTCTTCTTGATCTTAAAAATTATGTCGATGGTTCACAACCCATAACATTTGTTATTGGCTAGTAAATTCAACAACTTATACGGTAAAGTTTTTCTTGTAATCTGTTGGACATAATGCTACAATAGCTCTATGTCCAACTTAATGATAGATATAGAAACTCTTGCCACAACTCCAGACGCTCTTATACTGACTATAGCAGCACAGAGTTTTGATCCTTTTGGGCACGGTTATTTAGATAGGCATTATTATGCTCGTATTACTATAGAAAGTCAAGAAGATCGTGCGATAAATGAAGAAACTATCAAATGGTGGGCCACACAACCTGAGGCACAAGCTGAAGCTTTCAACGAAGCAGATCGTGTAGATTTAGACACAGCACTTGATGACTTATACCGTTTAGCATGGCAGCATGATTTAATATGGGCACAAGGGCCGACATTCGACATCAATATTCTAGAACACGCTTATCGTAGTCGTAGTCACAAGCAACCGTGGCAATATTATAAGATACGTGATAGTCGCACTTTGATGTCAATGTGGACAGATTGCCCCAAACCTCCAGCTAGCCATCACGCATTAGAAGACTGTAGACGACAGATTGATCTAGTTCAACTGACGTTAAAACAGTTGAGCATTACATCGATTAGATAAGGAACATATATGATTATTGGAATTTCTGGCCTAATAGGCAGCGGCAAGGACACTATAGCAGATTACTTACAGAATATACATCAATTCCGCAGAGAAAGTTTTGCTAATAGTTTGAAAGATGCTGTTGCTATGGTGTTTGGTTGGCCTCGAGACATGTTAGAAGGCAGGACCCGCGAAAGCAGAGAATGGCGCGAACAGGTAGACCCATGGTGGTCAGAACGTTTTGATATTCCCAATTTAACGCCGCGTTGGGTGTTACAATATTGGGGAACAGAAGTTTGTCGGCGCAATTTCCACGATGATATTTGGATTGCTGCCTTAGAAAATAAACTACGTAAAACACAAGATGACATCGTAATTTCAGATGTTAGATTTCCCAACGAAATTGCTGCTATTAAAAATGCCGGTGGCACAGTTATTCGTGTTATTCGTGGACCTGAACCCGAATGGTTTAAGTGGGCCATTAGTGTAAATCAAGGACCCAACGACAATATTACCTGGGCATTAAGTAAACATAACTTAGAAAAAGCCAACATTCACACTAGCGAAACTGCTTGGGCTGGTACGGAATTTGATAAAATTATAGATAATAACGCCGATGGCTTAGATCAACTTTATCAACAGATCAGCGATCTGGTTCAAGATCTCCGGCACGCCACGGTAAATCCAACTTTGTAACTTCTATAACGCAGTTTTGACAAATAGTTCTAAGATTTTTTGGGGCTGTATTGTTCATATTGCCGTCTATATGATAAACTAGTAGCTGAGCAGCATACTTACTTCTAAACCCGCATCTATCACATGCGGGTTTTTTTTGATATCCAGTTTCAGTCCATTTTGGCACAGCAGGTTTAATTTTCTTACGCCGTTTAAGGCAGTTTTCACACATTTTTCGATAATAAATCTTGCCGTTACGATGGCAATTCACAGCTCGAAAGCGTTGTTTACAGTTTAGACACAGCGGGCGATCCATGACTTAATCCTAATAGATACATATATTTACCCTAAACCTTACGGTAAGGTACCGCATAAAACCAATTTTTGTGTGAATGGACTAAATATAATTAATAGAAAAAGGATTAAACCATGGCTAGCACACTAGTATCTCCCGGCGTACAAGTTACAGTAGTTGACCAAAGTAACTATCTACCTGCCGCAACCAATTCAGTTCCGTTAGTAGTTTTGGCTACTGCGTCAAATAAAGTATCCGGCGATGGCACAGGTATTGCTCCTGGCACATTAGCTGTAAATGCTGACAAGTTATTCTTGGCTACTAGCCAACGTTCTCTGTCGGCCAATTATGGAGTGCCATTCTTTTATCAAACAACAAATGGTACGCCTATCAACGGTTATGAGCTTAATGAATATGGCTTATTAGCAGCGTACTCGGCACTGGGTGTAACTAATCAATGCTATGTATTGCGAGCCAATATTGATCTAGCAGCTCTTACTGCTACGTTAAATCGTCCAACTGGAAGCCCAACCAGCGGAAGTTTCTGGTTAGATACTAATGATACCGCATGGGGAGTGTTCCAGTGGAATCAAACTACTGGTCAATTTACTAATCAACTTCCGTTGGTTATAACTGACAGTCAATATTTGATTACTAGTTCTTCAGTACCACTACAGTCATATGGCAGTATTGGCAATTATGCGATAACTGCTACATATACAGCTAACCCACTTTACTTAAAACGTGGCGGTCCAACAAGTACACAAACTCCCGATACTGCTATCAGTAGTTTATATAACACATGGGTACAAGTTGGCAGCACGAGCTGGCAAACAGCATGGGCAACGGTACAAGGTACAAACACGCCCACAACATTAACCGCTGGCGATACTTTTGTATTAAACGGAATTACGATTACGGTTCCTCCTGCCGCCAGTAATACTGTCACTGGTTTAGTGACTGTGATTACAGGATCTGCTATTACTGGCGTCCACGCTGCCAATGTTGGCGGAGCGTTGAATTTATACTGCGATGCCACTGCTGCTTCTGGCGCAGGTACTATTACCATAGCATCAGGTGGTAGCCAGCCAGGCACAGTATTAGCTACTTTAGGACTTACTGCCGGCACATACTATGCGCCACAGTATCAAGCTAGTCCCAGCTACACAGTTCCTCAATGGAATACATTTAGCGCGAGTCCAATGGGGGGAGCTCCTACTGGATCGATATGGCAAAAAACATCTAATGTCAATCTTGGAACTAATCTTGTAGTTAAACGATACAGTACGACATTAGGAACATTTGTTCCACAAAGTTGCTTAGTATACGCATCTGATGCTGCTGCGATTTATGCTCTTGATCCATCAGGCGGCGGTGCTAATATCGCCGTTAATACAACTTACGCTCAAAGCACGCCTTACAATAATTCTCTAGCAGGTTTATTATTATTGTCCCGCTACGCTGCTGGCGCAACTATCGTAACTGGTAGTAACACAACACAAACATTTGTAAGTGGTAATAGCTTTACAATCAAAGCTACACAGCCTGGTACAGCATCTTTAACTACGGCAACAGTTACATTAACTGGCACATCTCCCAGTGCTTTCATTGCTGCTGTTAGTTCAGCTGGTATTCCTTATGTTAGTGCCAGTGTAGCCAGCACAGGAGCTATTGTGTTTACTCACACTACTGGCGGAGATATTATTCTAACTAATGTAACTGGCACTCCAGTTACAGCAGCTGGGTTTACTACAAGTACTCCTTTAGTTAGACAAAATTATGTAAGTGGCAGTGCTTCTGGTTTAATTTTATCTAACTGGGTAGGCAGCCCCTTGTTTACATACACCGCAGCAAATTCAGCTCCGTACTTAGATCCAGCATCGGGAACTTATTGGTATTACAGTGATCCTACTCAAGTTGACATTTTAATTTCTAACAATGGCGTGTGGCAAGGTTATCAAAATGTAACTATGGATGCTCGCGGTTACAATTTATCGTTGACCAATGCCGCAGGACCAATTATTTCAGCTACTGCTCCTACCACACAAACTAACTCAGCTCAAAGCCCACTACAGTATGGTGACTTATGGGTTAATACCAGTGATTTAGAATTGTATCCTTTATTATATCGTTGGCAAAATGTCAACGGTGTAGATCAGTGGGTTGAAATCAGTAATACTGATTACACTACTAGTAATGGTATTGTTTTCAACGATGCTCGTTGGGCATCAAACGGTACAACAGATCCAGTAAATGACGCATTACCTACCATTGAAAGTTTATTGATTAGTAATTACTTGGATCAAGATGCGCCAAATGCTGAATTGTATCCAAATGGTATTTTATTATGGAATACACGTCGTTCGGGATATAATGTTAAAACTTATCAGTCTAACTATTTCAATAACAATAGCTTCCCCACATATGATTGGGCATCAAACACAGCTTATATGGTTGGCGAATATGTACAATATGCAGGGTTAGTGTATGCTTGTATAGATAGTAATACAGGTTATGAACCTGACACGAGCCCAACATACTGGTCATTACAAGAATATACCAGTACTTGGGTATCGGCTACCGGAACAAAAGCAACTGGCGCTCCGTATATGGGTCGCCAATCGCAGCGTGAAATCATTGTGGCAGCGTTGAAGTCAGCTATTGATACCAATACAAACATTCGCGAAGAACAAAATGTCTATAATTTAATTGCTGTACCTGGTTATCCAGAGTTGGCACCTAACATGGCAGAATTAAATAACGACATCGGTGATGTTGCGTTCTCTGTAGTTGATACTCCGATGCGATTAAGTCCAAACGACATAGCAACATGGTCTACTAATAATGGTGGATTAGGTTTAGCAACAGGCGATGGCTTACAAACCAATAGTAGCTATGCTGGCGCATTTTACCCAAGCTGTCAAACTACTGATTTAACTGGAAATTTTGTAGTCACAGCACCAAGTCACATGATGATTCGTACAATTATTCGCAGTGATGAAATTGCCTTCCCATGGTTAGCACCTGCCGGCACACGTCGTGGTCTAGTCGATAATGCGTTACAACTAGGATACATAAACAGCACTACAGGAGCATTTGTAACCTTAAGTGTCGGTCAGTCACTACGTGATGTATTATATCAACATCAAGTTAATCCAATTACCTTTATTCCTGGTGTGGGTATAACTAACTTTGGTAATAAGACGCTACAAGGCACTGCTACTGCTTTAGACAGAATCAACGTAGCACGATTAGTGGCATACATCCGCTCACGTCTAAACATTATTGGCAAGCAATATTTGTTTGAACCAAACGATGCTATTACACGCACTGAAATTTCTAACTCAATCACCAGTTTGATGCTTGATTTAGTGGCTAAACGTGGATTATATGATTATTTGGTAGTATGCGACAATTCAAACAATACACCAACAACTATTGATGCAAATCAATTATGGGTAGATATTGCCATAGAACCAGTTAAGGCAGTGGAGTTTATTTACATTCCATTACGTATACAAAACACAGGAACAATAGCTGCACAAGCAGCAGCTTAAGCGATATTTGGGTAAGATATCAAATATTTTACCCAAATTTCTTAGCTAAATAAAAGTACATCGGAGATTAAAACATGGCAACATCCTCATTAACTAACATGACCGTACCCCTAGGTGCTGATGGTCAAAGCCCAAGTACACAAGGCTTGCTTATGCCCAAGCTGGCGTTCCGCTTTCGTGTATTCTTTACTAATTTTGGCGTTAGCACACCAACTACTGAATTATCTAAACAGGTAATGAAATTTGATCGTCCGCATGTACAGTTTGAAGAAATTAAATTGCCTATCTATAATAGTACAGTTAAAATTACTGGCAAGCATTCGTGGAATGATGTTACATGTGATTTGCGTGATGATGCGCAGGGCAATGTAAGCCAGCTAGTGGGCGAGCAACTACAGAAACAATTAGACTTTATGGAGCAAAGTTCAGCTAGCTCAGGTATCGACTATAAGTTTACCACAGTATTCCAAGTGCTAGATGGCGGCAACGGTGCCAATCAACCGCTAGTACTTGAAGAGTGGAATATACTTGGATGCTACTTAAAAGATGTAAACTATAATTCAATGGACTATGGCACAAGTGAAGCTGTTAAGATTTCTATGACTATAACCTTTGATAATGCTATTCAAGTTAACACAGCAGGAACTCCGATTGGTGTCGGCGAAGCTATTCGTCGCACTACCAATAGTGTAGCAACTGGTACCGGAGCTTTTAATCCTGGTGGCATTACAATTACACTAGGCTAAACTAAATGGCCTTTTTTGGGCAGGGCAATCAATCTCTTCAAGTATCCACGCAAGTTGACTTGAAGGATTATGCCCATGCCAGCAGAACTTTTTTAACCAACGGGTACCAACTTACCCCGCGCCTTAAGTTCTTATTTCATGTTTATTTTAATCTAAATACCACACAGATTCCTCAGCTTCAAGCAGCGTATGGAGCCGGCTCCGGAGCCAGTATTGGGTTAATGGTAAAAAATATTGAGTTACCTAAATTTAAGATTGACACAGCAGTCTTAAATCAATATAATCGCAAACGTGTAACACAAACGAAAATACATTACGAACCAAGTCGAATAACATTCCATGACGATCAAAGTGATTTGATTCGTCAGTTATGGTATAATTATTTTAGTTACTACTACAAAGATCCCAGCCAGCCATATAATAATGTATCTTCGACATCGGGTAGTATAGGACAGATCGCCACTCTCAGTAACGGATTTAGTTATAATACCAGTGACATTTATAGTTCAGTTTTACAAACTGCTGATTGGGGTTATGTAGGTGAAAGCCCTGCTGATGGAACTGCCACTTCAACTAACTCCACAGGCAAACCAGCTTTCTTCCGCGACATTACCATATATGGAATGAGTCAAAAGAAATATGCGGCATGGACGTTGATTAATCCTATGATATCTTCTTGGAGCAGCGATAGCTATGATTACAGCGAAGGTGGACAGACACTGCAGAATGAAGTAGCGATAGAATATGAAACCGTAAAGTATTATTCGGGAGTAGTCGGAGCAGAGCAGCCATCGGCCAGTGTCGCCGGATTTGCTAATCCTCCCCACTACGACATGGCGCATTCGCCTATTACTACACCTTCGGGTAGAGCAACTGCGTTTGGGCAAGGTGGTATGGTCAATGCTGTAAATGGATCAACACAAGATCTACAAGCTCTAGTATCTGGATTAGGCAGTTTAGCACAGGTGATCGGTGGTGTACGACGTCCCGGCACAGTTTATAATACTTCCAATCATACTAGTGCTAGTCAAGTATTTGGTCCTAATGTACAAAATAATTTAGCACGAGTAGCACTGGGTATACTACCGGCGGCATTGAACGCCACTGCTAATTCTAAAAATGGTATGTTTTTCCCTACTGCGCCAATACAATCGCCAGCCAATGGCTATGACACTTAACGATGGCATCAGCTATGAATACAGTTAACGCAACTAATCCTTCGATAGATACTACGGTTCAAATATTTGATAGATTTTACAGCTATCAACAAGGGGTCAGTGCCACGGAATATGATGTAGTGTACAGTTATTTCCGATCAGTATTTGCCACTGCTGCTCAAGCTGGCAACTTTACTGTAACTTTATTTCGTATAGCCAGCTTGTCTAATATACCAGCAATGACTTTACTGCAGTCAATGAAGGGTCTTACCGCCCCACAAATCACATTAAATTTTGCTTATTATTTGAATACAATACAAAGTCCAAGTACTATGTTGGGTATTCAAACGCCAATCACGCCTAATTATTATGCGGCTAGAAATGTAAAACAGTAATCATGAATAAATTCCATCGCGGTGAATATCAAATAAAAAATACTCACAAGTATGCGGGCTCTAATAAACCAATATTCCGCAGTTCATGGGAAATGTCATTTATGTTGTTCTGCGATAACAATGACAACATACTACAGTGGGCTAGTGAGCCAGTTAAGATACCTTATCGCCACCCACTAACGGGAAAAATGACCGTGTATGTTCCTGATTTTATTGTAACTTATCGTGGACCAAACAACACCACCCGTGCTGAATTAATAGAAATCAAACCTAAAAATCAAAGTGTAGTTGAAAGTAAAATGAATGCCAATCAACGCGCTACTGTGGCAGTAAATTACGCTAAATGGGATCAAGCCACTAAGTGGGCTAAACAAAATGGATTATTTTTTAGAGTATTGACTGAAGATCAAATTTTCCATCAGGGCGGAAGAAAGAAGTAGTCGTTATAAAAATACGGTAAATACCCGTATGACATCAAAATTAGAACAAATTTTTGGGTTTGATAAATTAGAAGAAACCCCACAAGAACAAGCTAACTTATCATCTGCAGAAACACAGTCTGCTATAATTTCTATTGATGCTACGATAGATAAAATTGACGAAGCACTACCTGGTGTACGGGATTTAGATACTAGTGATCAAGAACTTGACGAGATAGCAAATCTAGCTAAACAAAGTTTTCAAGACTTAACAGATCTTGGTTTTAACGTGGACAGTAGATTTTCTGGTGAGCTATTTGCCGTTGCCAGCACTATGTTAGGACATGCGCTAACAGCAAAAACTACCAAGTTAAACAAAAAATTAAAAGTGATTGATCTTCAACTTAAAAAATTAAAATTAGATCAAGATGCTGCTAAAAATCGTGGGGAAGATGTCAATGCTAACATGCAGACTGCTGAGGGACAAATACTGTCACGTAACGATTTATTAGAGCGTATACTCAGCGCCAGACAGCAAAAAGACAATTAGCATAAATATAATATAGGAAAAACATATGAAGAACTTCAGAGACTATCTAGCAGAAAGTGAAAGAACCTACAACTATCGCATCAAAATTGTAGGTGACATGCCAGCTGGGTTTTATGATCGACTCAAAGAAAAACTTGAGCAATTTGATCCCGTGTCAATCGCGGCTGTTAAATCAACTCCCATTCAGGTTAAGCCAGCTGATTTCCCAGCATTTGAAAATGAAAAAGTCAATCACTTTGATGTCAAATTGCGTTATCCTGCTATTGAGCCGCAGATCAAACAGATCGCACAACTAATGGGGCTTAACCCAAACAAGATCATCATGCAGAATACTTACTATGATGACGTGGCAGATATCGAAAAAGCAAAAGTTGAAACAGAAAATAAAGATTTATTATCTGACACTGACTATCCTGAGCCTGATAAACGTCAGCAGGAATTAAGTCAAGATTATTCGGCTGATCCATATGACCATGAAGTATTAAAAAATTCATATCGCAGTAATTTTAAAATAGCTGGTGGTAGCCCGCCCAAAGCCAAAACTACAAACGAACTACCTATGGGTACCGATAGCCCCATGACACACGCAGAAAAAAGACCCAAACGCCCTGCCACCGGCGCCCAGCCCAGAGGATAATAGAAATGACATTTTTTTATGAATTAAATCAAAAATTAAACAGTATTGGTACTGAATCAACGCAGTTGACTGAAAGCAAAAAGCCAGCTTCGAGCCCAGTACGTCAGGTGTTAGAAACTACACTTGAGCAAGATCTTAAAAAATTATGGGAAGATGGCACAGGCGGCGCAAATTTCAGTGGATCGGGTAGTCTTGAGGAAAAATGGGCCGGAGGTGCTACACTTAATCCTGAGAAAAAAGGTATGTTCAAAGGTAAAACTAAAGCTGATTTAGAAAAACAATTAGCTGCTTTACACAAAACTGGACCACATAAAAAAGGTACCCCAGAGTATACTAAACAGCAAGAGTTAAATTTTGCTATTCGTGCTAAAAGTGGCTGGAAGAAAGGCGTAAACGAAGCGATGGAAGACGATCCTAGCGCATTCGCTCTTATGCTGCGCGGAATAAAAGATCCAGCACGGCGTAAGACTGCCATAGGAAAACTTTCATTTGATCAGTTATTACGTCAAATGTGGCATATACATAGCACAAATCCTTTTCGTGGATCAAATGACGGCAGTGACGGGGCGTATGCCCATGAAGAAGGCGAACGCGACATGATGGATGCTTTATGGAAAAAGGCAGCAGCTATGACTGACGATGAAATAAAGCAAAGGATAGCCGACATAAGAGCTGGCATGCAAACTTCCGCAAACAAAAATCCTACTTTTATCCAACAACGTGGACTAAACGTATTAACCACTGAATTAAAGAGACGTCATATCAGCATGTTAGTTTCTAAAGAAGCTGTAAACGAAGCGATGGAAGACGAAGATGATTTTGAATTGCCAACAAAATTAGGCAAGGCTAAAACCAATCCTAGCGCATATCAAGCTATGTTAGATCGTCGAGCTGAGAAAGAAGCTGAACGAGGCTTTGATGATTTTGACTTTGGCAACGAGCCACGACACTCTGCTAAGACAGTGAGAAGCGTAACTTTCAACCGCCCCGATACTGATTTAGATGATCTAGATGAAGCGATTCCGATGACATTAGAAGGTTCCATGAAAAATCAGATGATGGCAGATGCTGAGCACATGAGCCTACAACAGTTTTGTGAAAAATACGGCGATGAAGCATGGGTCAAAGAATTTTATCACAACACTGTCGGAGTGATGGACAGTGACACAATGGACGAAGATCAGCATATGATGGAATATCTAAGGCGCAAAGCCCAACGTGAAAATGCCCATATGGTGGCGGTCAATGACATGAGCCCTGCTCATGCCGGTATTGAATTTGAAGAAGATGGTCCTCATGGTAAGCCGCAGTGGTTAATAGATGCTCAGAAACGCGCTGAACGCCGTCAAGGTAAAGAAGTTGACGAAAGTATGATGCTTAGTGACCCATTAGAAGCGATTGACCATTTGTTAGACAAACTTGATAAGCTAGTACATGATCTTCCGGTCAGCAGCGAAGAACGTAGACAGTTATCTTCTTACATTTATAAGTTTTATGCCGAAGCTGAACGTGCTATGGTAAACAGTGTTGAAGAATGTGGCATCATGTATGAATCGAAACGTAGCTCTGCTTATATACGCAAAACAGATAAATCTAAACTATCTGAGCACGATGACGATGACATGACCAAAAATCAAATTCATACAATTCGCCGTGCTGCTCGCGCATTAGAAAGTATTGTTCGTGCCGACGAAGAAGTACCAGAATGGGTAAAGAGCAAGATCACTATTGCCAATGATTATTTGAAAACTGTGCGCGATTATCTTGAAAGCGCCATGGAACGTAGTGTTGAGCGCGCCACAGGACGAGAAGGCGTTACTTCTACGCTAGATGAAAAGATTACTAAAAAAACTTCAGCTGGCGAAATCATCAGTGATTTTGAAAAAAGTAAGAACCCTAAGTTTGCCGGAAAAAGCAAAGCAGAACGTAAAAAGCAAGCATTAGGTGCCTTCTATGGCATGCATCCAGAGAAATCTAAGAATGAAGATGCTAAAAAAGACGACAAAGCCGAACGTGCTGGTAAGCGTGTGGCCAAAGATATCGAGTACGATGAAAAAGTTAAAGATCGTATACATGGCAAAAAGCGTGATAGTGAAGACGACAAAGCCGAACATGCTGGTAAGCGTGTAGCCAAAGATATCGAGTACGATGACAAGAAAAAAACTAAAAAAGTAAAAGAAACTACCACCGCAGGTTCAGTAGCACCTGCTGCTGCTAAGTCTACGAAAGGCTCTCCCACTGTTGGCAAAGGCATTTACGATAGCATCAATCGCCAAGTTGAATCTATGATCAGCGAATCAATCGATGTTGATATGAGTAAGAATTTTAGCGACGAGGGCGAAGAAACTAGTACCATTAAGATTAGTGCTAATGGGGCAGAAGCTGACATGCTTAAAGATCTGCTAAAAAATGCTGGTATTGATGTACATTCCGATCAACGTGATATGGCACAAGATTACCAAGATGAGGAAGGTACTTTTGAATTAGAATTAGACGAAGCTGATGTTGATGTTAGTGAAAATAATCCTGATTACCCAACTAACAATGAATTTTCCGATGACGCGTTACAATACAGCGGTGGATTAAACGGTCGCAAATCGACCGGGCAGACAACGGTACCTGTAATATCATCCCAAGATACAAGACAAATGTCAGAAGAGCGCAGTATGTTTGATTTATATAAAGCTATAGCAGAAAGAACCTAAAGGAATAAATTATGAGTCAGGCTAATGTTGTCACAAGCGCAGGTAATATCGTATGGTACACTGATAAAGCAGAAGTTGTAACAGGCAGTACCCCTGTTACGTATAACGTATATGCCTTATCTACCACACAACCTATTACGATTAGTGGTTCAACTACCAACGCTAGTAACGTACTAGTTACAACGGCAGCAAGAGCCAGTATGGCCAATGCCACAGTAACAGGTGCTAATATTCCTGCCAGTACAACGGTAACTGGGTTTTCTGCCAGTGCTAATTTAATATTAAGTGCCACTGCCACTGGTAATACTTCTGGCATGTTTACTGTAACTGTAGTCAATCCTGGCAATATCTACTCTAACGCAGTTCAAATCGCAGCTAATAGTCGTCAACAGATTTTTGTGGGCGCTGGAAATTATCTAACAATAACAGGAAGTAATTGGACTGCTAGAGAACTTGGCACTGCTAGTTCTGCGCAGCACAGCGTATTTGGACAAGCATAATTATGCGAGCGCATGAGTTTATAACTGAAGAAGCTGGAAAGATGACTGCGCATCAAAGTCGTCCTATGAAGGGAGCAGAGTTGGTACGCGACGGTGAAAACATTGATCGCATATACCACATGAATCGATTTATGATGGCTATGGCTAAAGCAGATGGCAAGAGCCACAAGCCAATTGACATGGATGATTCTAGCTGGACCGAAAAATACAATACCGTTCATCCCTACACCGAAGAAGAGCACAACATGGTCAAGCAGGCCATGGCTACGATAAAAACCGATCATGTCAGCGCATTCAGTGATCATCATTCACGCGAACCGGCAGAGACACATCGCATAAGTCCAGTAACTGGTTTCAAAGGCTACCCTAGATGAGAGCAAAAGAATTCGTTCGAGAAGGCCGTACTGGATCAATAACACAAGATGTAGGTAGATCTCTACCTGGCGCATTTAAAATTCCAGCCCTTAAAAATCAAGATCCTTATTTGCAATATCGATTTGGTGTGGCCATAGCCGGTGCCAAAGGCGCCAAACAACGTGCCATGGATGGTGTGCCACCATTTGATGGCAAAGAATCTGTATTTGGCGAAAATGAAATCGTAGTAAGCTACGATCCGCATGTGATTGATTATATTCACGATGCGCTGCGAGCTATGGGTATGCCGCCCAGCGATGCTGTACAAATTGGTTCAATGGCTAGCGAAGAGATGCCTGATGTAGACAAAGTTAGTCCAGTTATCAGTTTCAAAGGCTACCCAAGATAACTGGAAATGCAAACCTATCTTTATGTTAAAATCTTAGTTATATATTTTGATTGAAACTGTGTTCATATAAGTATGATGCATTATACATCTACTATTTTAAGATAGTTTGACATTTTTACCATAGATAAGGATTTTATGAAGCTTCTTGCCTTACGACTTTGCGAGCATGATAGTAATTTTAGTTACTGGGACGGTAGTCAATTACATTATTATAAATCTGAAAGGAAAAAGCAGATAAAATATCATTCTTATCAAAACCTATGGGAGTGGCGCCAAGAAATTAAAGATGTCTGGGACGTGGATTATTCAGATATAGATGAGATCGTTATTGTAATTGATCCGGATAATTATAAACTTCCAGAAGATGCCAAATCGTTTTTCCCAGCTGTAGAATACGAATTTTTCCCAGCACCGTGCAAAGTTTGGAGAATTAATCATCATCTGGCTCATAGTCTTAGCGCATGGATGTTAACAGATAAAGATCCCGATGTCTACATTGCGATGGATGGGCACGGTGACGCAAATAGAGTATGGACTGTAATTAAAAACGAAGAACTACTTCAAGAAGGATGGTTAGACACTAATGGATCAGTCGGGGTCAATATGACCAATGCCGGGCATTATTTGAAGATTGATTGTAAACATGATCTACTAGAAATGCCCGGCAAGGCCATGGGACTTCAAAGTTATGGTAAACTAGATCAAAAATTTTTAGATGTAATTAGGCAATATGACATCTATACAGTAGATGATATTTTTAGTTTAGATCACTGGGTCAATCATCATAATGATTTATGGTTAGCTCATTTGCAACCGCTAGATTGGATTAGAACTGTTCATGAAAGAGTAGGAGAAGCACTATTGGAATTTTTTAAAAAATTTGCTAACCCAACTGATGTTATTTCCTATACTGGTGGCATAGCTCAAAATGTTATTTGGAATACAAAACTTAAAGAATATTTTCCAAATTTAATTATACCTCCACATTGCGGGGACGAAGGACTTAGTTTGGGAGCAATTGAGTGGCTTAGGCGTAAGCATAATTTACCGCCCTTTGTGCTGAATGACTTTCCATTTGTGCAGCATGATGAGGCTCCGCACAGTAAAGTAACGTTAGATACAATTAAACATACTGCCAACTTATTAGCAAGTGGAAAAACAGTAGCCTGGTATCAAGGACACGGCGAATTAGGTCCACGGGCATTAGGCAATAGGTCAATACTTATGGATCCCAGGATTCCAGAAGGTAAGAAAATTATAAACAATATTAAAAAACGTGAAAAATACAGACCGTTTGGAGCAGTTGTACTAGATAAATATAAAGAAGATCATTTTGAATTAAGTTATGAAAATCCTTATATGTTGTATGTTGCCAAAGTTAAAAATCCAGCATTATCGTGTATTACTCATATAGATGGAACTTGTAGGATTCAAACAGTTAAGGATTCTGAAACCAATCTGGCCCTGCTATTAGAAGAATTTTATAAAATTACAGGATGTCCTGTATTGCTGAATACTAGTTTAAATTTAGCAGGAAAACCTATAGCAGGGTATATTGATAATGCTCGGGAATTATTTGAAAACTCTGAACTGGATGTGCTGGTCGTAGGTGATTGTTTAACCCAAAAAACATAAATTTTTTACATAAATAACCAAAATTTAGGAGATTCATAATGAAACAATTTATTATAATAATAACAGCATTAACAAGTTTATCAACTTTTGCACAAATTGATCAAGAATGTCCACAGTTTACTGTAAACGGCACGCCACAGTATCAATCACACCCCGGTGATCAAGAAATTTGTCACCTCAATTACGCAGTGATTCATCGTTGTGATGTTAAAGCTCCGGTGGCAGTATTTGAACATTTAACAGTAGCGGCTATGACTGGTCCAGCAAAACGCCGAGATAACTTCCATCCAGACGCCAGTGTCTCGCCTCAATGTAGTGCCAGTCTAGCTGACTATGCTACTGTAGGTAAAACACATGATCGCGGTCATATGGCGCCCGCTGGCAACAATACACAAAATGATGACATCATGAGTGAGAGTTTTAATTTAAGTAATATGGTTCCACAAAATGCTAATAATAACAGAGGTGGATGGCGTTTACTCGAAACTGCCGAACGGCAATGGGCTATGGCACAAGGAACAGATTTTTACGTTATCTCGGGTGGTATATTCGATCAAGGTCACGCATTTACTGGCAATGGTTTGGGTATTCCGACACGATTATATAAAATTATTATTGAGAAGCGTAGCAAAAAAGTTCAAGCATATTTAATGCCAAATGCTCCAATTGTGCCCGCCACTAATTGGTTACAATATCAAACAAGTATGACTGAAATTGAAAAAGCTACAGGCATGAAATTTGGGTTAGGCCAGTAATCAACTAATTGTAAATAACACATGTCATTTGACGCATCTAGCCTAGCCAAAGCCCCTTACAAAAAACAAAACTGGACGGCTCAACAGCTAACTGAATTTGCTCTATGTACAGATCCTGAGTCAGGGCCTCACTACTTTATGGGCAATTTCTTTTTCATACAGCATCCAGTTCAGGGCAAGATGCAATATCAACCTTTTGATTATCAAAAAAGATTGATTGAAACGTACCACAACTACCGATACGCTATAGCCATGATGCCGAGACAGTCGGGAAAATGTTTACAAGAAGATTCCAATGTAAATATTATGAACAACAAAACTGGAAAACAATATGACATACCGATTGGCATCTACCACAAATTTATGCAGGCTCAACGAGACGGAACAGAAATCCCTGACATATCGAAATATGAAGTCAAAAAATTGTAAACACTGTAAAATGACTTTTACGCCACACACATTCGAGAAGATATGAGTACATACAAAAACAAAGAGTATGTCTTGGAGCTTGATAATACATATGTACGCCCTGATTTTATATGTTTAACTAGGAAAAAAATAATTGAATTTGATGGAGATTATTGGCATTCGCCGGTGCGAGCAAATCCAGAGCGTGAAAAAATGCGCGATCATAGAATAGCAAATGCTGGGTATAAAATATTTCACGTTTTTGAATATGAATATAAACAAAACAAAGACAAGGTTTTACAAGAATGCATCAACTTTCTAACTCAATAACACGAAAATTTACTGATATAGTACCAGTCAGTGAGTGGAGTGTACTGACTGACACTGGGTACCAACCTATTGAAGAAGTCAAACAGACAGTTGAATATGAAATTTATACGTTAAAATTATCAAATGGGTTAAGTCTAAGTTGTGCGGATACACATATTGTATTTGATGACAAATTTAATGAGGTTTTTGTCAAAGATTTAACATCAACTGAGTTAGTACAGACTATTCAAGGTCCAAGCCAAGTTCTGTCTGTCACGGCCACTGGTGTGTATGAATCAATGTATGATTTGGCAGTAGCAAGTAACCATCATCGATTTTACTCGGATGGTATATTAAGTCATAATTCAACAAGCGCAGCAGGCTATTTGTTGTGGTATGCTATGTTTGTGCCTGACAGCACCATTCTCGTATCTGCTCACAAGTATGACGGTTCACAAGAAATTATGAACCGTGTCCGATACGCTTATGAGCTTTGCCCTGATCATATCAGAGCAGGTGCCACAAACTATAATAAAGGTTCGATTGAATTTGAAAACGGATCGCGTATAGTATCTGCTACTACAACTGAAAACACTGGTCGTGGTATGAGTCTTTCGTTACTTTACCTGGATGAGTTCGCATTTGTGCGTCCCACTATTGCCTCTGAATTCTGGACTTCAATTTCACCAACGCTGTCAACTGGCGGTAAAGCAATCATCACTAGTACCCCAAATAGTGACGAAGATCAGTTTGCGTTATTGTGGAAAGCCGCTAATAAAATGGAGGATAGCCATGGTAATCCCCAAGAAGTGGGGTTAAACGGGTTCAGACCATTTAGAAGTTATTGGCAAGAACATCCCGACAGAGACGATGCATGGGCAGAAGCTACTAAAGCGCAACTAGGAGAAGATCGCTTTAGGCGAGAAATAGGTTGTGAATTCATTATCAATGATGAAACATTAATTGCTCCGGCTAAACTTATAGATCTAGAAGGGGTTGAGCCCACGCATAAAACAGCGCAGATACGATGGTATAAAACTCCAGAATTGGGTAAAATTTATTGTGTGGGCCTAGATCCCAGTTTGGGCACTGGTGGCGATCCGGCTGCTATACAGGTATTTGAAGCCAACTCAACTGAGCAAGTGGGTGAGTGGAAACACAATCGTACGACTATCCCCGAACAAATTAGAATATTAGCCGATGTAGTACAGTATATCTACAATATAGTAGGCGACGAACAAAGTGTTTATTATAGTGTAGAAAATAACACCATTGGTGAAGCGGCACTGATTTCCATAGATCAGTATGGCGAGGAAAATATTCGAGGATATTTCTTGTCAGATCCTAACAGAGGAGCCGGCAGGTATCGCAAAGGATTTAATACTAGCCCAAAAAATAAACTAACTGCCTGCGCTAAATTAAAGACATTAATAGAATCAGGCAAGATGAAAATACGCAGTAAACCATTGATCTCAGAATTAAAGGCGTTTGTGGCGCACGGGGTAAGTTATGCTGCCAAACCCGGCGAAACCGATGATTTAGTCATGGCCACTATACTAGTAACTAGAATGATGATACTACTACAAAGCTATCATCCTGAAATGGATACACAGATGCGAGATCATGGCTCACACATCGTGCCACCTCTGCCATTTATAGCTTCGATGTACTAGTCATAAATACACTATGTCCAACAATAACATTAAAGCTCAGCTTGATAACCTGCTAGTCACAAAGAACTTCAGTCCAGAAACTATAAAAGCTGGTAACGATGATGTACTTTCTTTTGATTACAAAGGTAAATCAGGCCGTGACTATGGTCAAGCCAGTATATTATTACATTATGCTGATACAACGGTACCCAATGACACTAATCGATTAGATGTTTATTTCGGAGACAACCTTGGTAAAAGCATGGAACCAGAGGATAAACAATCGTGGTTTGATGATTTCTTGCTGCAGCTACGTCAACTTGCCAAACGTAACGTGTTCCTCTTTAACTTGATGGATATTTCCAAATTAAAATATAGTTTACAAGGACAAGCAGCGATACGAGAAGGGATCTTCGAATCATGGCGTGGTACTAAAACTGCCAGTTGGAACAGTGCCCCCGCTGCTGCGAGATTGATGATTAAACACAAAAAAACCATCGGCGAAGGTGATGCTCGGTTCCGCTACATTGAAAGTTTATTTGTGGAAACTGCCGAAGGCGAAAGACATAAACTGGCATTTGCTAATTTGGCTGGTGGTCGTGCTATGGTAGAGCATGTGCGCCAAGGCGGTAAACCTTATGATGCCAGAGGCCAGCATATCACAACTATTGTCAACGAGATGAGTTTACTGAGTCGTTTTCGTCGTGCTAGTCAGCATAAAATATTTGAAGGCGACGCGGCACAGTTGGTAACAGAAGCTAGCCAATATTTTGAAACCCTGCGTCGTAATCTTAAATCGTTGGCAACACACACTGGATATAACCGATATTTTGAGTCATGGGACCCTGCTGCTGTCACTGACGAAGATGTTATCATCGAAGATCTGCGACATATGTTTATAGAAACTAACATTGACAGTCGCATCGAGCAAGCTCTGCCATTATTGGCAAAATTGAAAAAACAGGATACAGACATGAAAGAAGCTAATATTTTTGAAAGTTGGATGAATTTACTCTCTGAGGGAACTTGGGCGCTGCCGGATACTAAAGAAAAACAAAGTAAATTAGTAGAACTATTAAGTCAAGATTTTCCTGTAGGCGCCGATGCTATCAATGCCACTGAACAACTATATGATTTGTTAGGCGACGATGAGTTATTTGATAAACTACACGAATTGGCCGACGAAGATGCCAACGCTGATGCTCGTACTGTTATACTTGCCCGATTAGAAGAATTAAAAAATGACCATGATGTAGCACAAGTTATCGGAAAATTAAAAGTAGAGCAGCCCGATGAAACACGATCCAAGGCAGAGTCTTCGCTTGATGTTATGGAAAATTTTAATGGATATCAAATTAAAAAAAAAGTTAACGAATCAGCAGTTAACTGGACAGACTTAAGCAATGATTTAAGCATAAATGATAAAATTTCTATATTTGAATCATATTATGCTGATGGTATACACTTAGAATCTAATGACGACAATGTGGAGTATTTTCAAGGCCTATCTAGATTTACAGTAGATCCAAAACAAGATAAAAGATATATTGTAACTCCTTTGCTGTTGATACAAAACAAAGTAATATCGCTAGATTCAAATTTACTTAACTTAACATTTGTCAAACGTGTTGGATCACAAATGATTTTTTCTAATGATAGTGGTGACTTTGTAAAGTTTCCGACTAATCTCAACAGCACACGTGGCCTGACACATACTTTTGTTTTTGATAACTCACAGTCTTATGATAAATTTAGAACAGAGTTAGCTCTAAAATTTAATTTGGATTTGCCCGCTGCTCCCACTGATCTCACCGAGCTCGATGCTAATACTATAGACAGATACAAAAAAGCAGCCGGACAACAGATCAAAGATTTAGAACCAGAAGTTTCAGGCGAATATGGTGACATCGCTCAGAGAATGATTGATCGCCGTAAACGTGGATTAGAAAGAGTACCTGACCATGACGCAGAACAACTTAAAGAATACAAAGAATTCCAATACTCAGATACTGTTACAGTACAGGGTTTTGGCGTAGGTAAGATCATAAGTAAAGGTCCATTGATCAATCAGTGGGGATCGTCATCTAAGTTCCAAAATGTTAGTGGTCCTAAATATCGTGTAAAATTTGCGAATGGCCATGAAGCTGATGTGCCAGCAGCAAAAATACAATCTACGGTATCCTCCGCTAAATTTTTAAATAGAAAAAATTTACGGGATAAAAATGTAGCCGAAGAACGCACTGAAACCAAAGATGAAACAGGTAAAGTTGTTAGTTGGAAAGACGTAGGTGATTGGAAGAAAGTTAGTAAGCCCACAGGCGGAGCTGGAAAAGCGGCTAATCTAAGTGATCGTGCTCGCAGATCCAGTGAAAAATTAAAAGAAGCAGCGATGACAGAAGTTGATATGTTATTAAAAGACATTGCCGCAGGTAACATAGATATCATGACTGTATATGTTAATCCAAAAAGCATGGCAGAAAAATTCGTAGCCAAACAGATCGGCGAAAAAATCAAAGGCATCGCACGTTCTCATGGCATGGATGTAAAACGTGATCTTGATAAAATTTTACCCATTATCCAAAAAGATTTAGAACAAGATTATACAGTAGATGAAGCTGCATTGGGTAAGGCATTAGGCACAGTCGCTGGTGAGATATTAGCTCCGGAGATTCCTGGTAGTGGGGCTATTGGCGGAGCACTGGGCAGCGAGATACAAGACAAAATAAGCGAAACAGTTGGCGGCGGTAATTGGTTAGAAAATGATGACGAATATGTTAATATTGGCGGTGATCGTGTAAAAAATACCCCAGCTGACAAATTGGCACATGCTCAAAGAACTTTCCCAAATCTTAAAAAAGTAGATGACAAAGGTGATCCTGTGTGGGACGAAACAGATTCAGCCAATGTATTAGCTAACGAAAGTTTAACCTTACAGGGACAGTATGGTCATTCGGGAAGAATGGAACCAGTTGTAGGACATGATCAAGATATGATTGATCGTATACGAGCGTTGGCAGGTATACGTGCCAGTGAAGTTAACGAAAACACTGATTTTGCTAGCAAAATGGCTGATTCAAAAAGCAAGTTCAATAGTCAAGTTGCTGACTCACAGAAGATATATAATTACCAAACAGCGAATCCTATCACTACGTCTAATCTCAGTCAACATAGTAATACAACGATGGCTAAGCAGCATGGGTTTTCTGATGTTCGTTCATGGTACAGAGATATTGCTAAACGATTAGGCAGCAATGATCCTACAGTATATAAGGCAGCTGAGAAAGAATTACAACAGTATGAGCTAAATGTAAAACGAGATCGTGCTAGTACCACACCCAATCAGCATACTGATTGGATTGCCAGCACACAGGAAAAAGTAAAACTTTCTAGACAAAACGCGCTAGCCGAAGCTACTCCTATACCCGCAAAACCTGCGATTGCTGCATGGATGGGCGACACCGAATGGACTAATTTAGTCAATACAATGGGGCAAGCTGAAGCTGAAAAGGAAGCTAGAGAACGTAGTCCGCAAGCTAGGGCTGCTCAAAATACTAATAAATTAAAATGGGAAAAACAACAGGCTGAAATTGCTCGTTTACGAGATCCATTGCAAAAACAAAAGGCCTTGCAACGACTTGAACTTGAAAAAATGCGTGCTCAAGGAAATGAACTTAGAAGCACTATGAGCCAGGCAGAAATCCATGGATTAGATTCTGATAAATTAGGTCAAATTGGGCAGATGTCAACGCTTTGGCATCCAAAAAATGATAAAGAAAATTATCAAACACAGCCTGGACAAGTTCAATTAACTGGTCAAAAACGGAATCAACAGTCATCTGCGGCACCAGTAAATAATCAAGGACAAGATAGTGCTTTTGCACAAGGATTTCAGCAAGGTTTTACAGGAGCTCAATCAAGAGAAGCACAGACTTCTTCAGCAAGTCAATCAACACCTTCGACCGCAGGAACACAGTACGCTACACCGTCGGAAAAATTTGTGGGATCAGGATCAACACAACCAGTATATCCAAAATTGACTTCTCCTATGGCCGAAAGTGAATTCGCAGAGTTAGGATTGGCTAGAATGCGATCGTTGGCAGGAATTTTCATTCAACCATAAATATACAATACGGAATAAAAACACTGATATTTTAACCATATAAGTAGTAAACACAGACCTAGATGTGTATAATTGCTAGGCAAGCACATAAAATCTATATATTTAGATAGGCATCACATATTAAACAACTAAAAGGAAGGCAACTAATATGGCATCGTTAGCAGAAATTCGTTCAAGACTAGCAGCAGCAGATAACAAACAAAGTGGATCACAATCTCAAGGTGATTCAGCAATATATCCCCACTGGAGCATCCCAGATAATTCAGCAGTAACTATGCGTTTCTTACCCGATGGTAACGCAAAAAACACATTCTTTTGGCAAGAACGTGCTATGATTCGTTTGCCCTTCAATGGCATCAGAGGTGATTTAGAATCTAAACAAGTACAAGTCCGCGTACCATGCGTAGAAATGTGGAATGAAACTTGCCCAATCTTAACTGAAGTACGTACATGGTTTAAGGATAAATCTTTGGAGGAAATGGGTCGCAAATACTGGAAAAAACGTGATTATATTTTCCAAGGCTTTGTACGTGAAAACCCCTTGCCAGATGATAAAGCTCCGGAAAATCCAATCCGTCGTTTCATTATTGGCCCTCAGATCTTTACACTAATCAAAGGTGCGTTGATGGATCCTGAGCTGGAAGAATTGCCAACTGACTATTTGCGTGGACTAGATTTCCGTATCAGTAAAGGTGCCAAAGGTGGGTTCGCTGATTACAGCGGTAGCAAATGGGCACGTAAAGAATCGGCGTTGTCTGAAGCTGAACAAGCCGCCATTGAACAATATGGTTTAGTTGACCTCAGCACATTCTTACCCAAGAAACCCGGCGATGTTGAACTTAAAGTCATCAAAGAAATGTTTGAAGCCAGTGTTGATGGTCAAAGTTATGATACTGAACGTTGGGGAACTTACTTCCGTCCAGCAGGTGTATCAGCCCCCGGGGGCAGCAGCAATGCTCGCAGCGAAGACTCTACGCCAGCGCCTGTGGCAAGCAAACCTCAGGTAACAGCCACTTCCAGTGACTTTGATGATGATGAAGACATGCCGGTAGCAAGTGCTCCTGTACAAGTCAAAGATTCTAAGAAAGCTGAAGATATCTTGGCAATGATCCGTTCTCGTCAACAGAAGTAATAAGCAATTAGCCAAAATTGTAACACGGTGCGGTAACGCCGTGTTACAATAATATTTGTATAAAAGAAGGAATATATTATGGCTATGAAGCCGTTTGACATAAGCAAATTCCGTCGTGATATTACTAAATCAATCGACGGACTTAGTGTGGGATTTAATGATCCCACTGACTGGATTAGTACTGGTAACTATGCGTTAAATTACTTGATAAGCGGATCTTTTACTAGAGGTATTCCTTTAGGTAAAGTAACGGTCTTTGCAGGAGAAAGTGGCTGTTTGCCTCAATCTGCGAAGGTAAAAGTACGTTTAACTAGAAAATAACTTAAAAGAGTCTGGTACAGTTATAGAATTTTACGGCGATTTTTTCCATCGAAACCCACTGTTGTACGAAGCTGATTATACCATATTTGGATATTCGTCGGCTGAAAAATGGAATACAGATAATTTTAGGATAGATAAAATTAAAAAGTCAAAAAATGTAAAGCAATTAATAGTAGTTTGGGAAAGTGACTATAGACGAAATCCAACTATGGTTATCAACAATTTAGTGGAAAAAATAATGGGAAAATCAAATGATTGAAGAAAGACAAATAAGTGTAGGCGAACTTAAAACTTTGTATGATTCTGGATTGTACAATATTGAATTAGATACTCCTGATGGCTATCAACCTATTGGACAATGGTTTGACAAAGGATCGTTGCCAATGGTGTCAGTGACAACTAAATCCTATTCTACTACTTGCGCAGAAAATCATATGATCCAACTAGAAGATGGAAAGTGGGTTTTGGCAATAGAACTTTCAGTTGGAGATTTGATTATAACTGAGTCTGGAGCTGAACCAGTATTAGATATTAAATCATCTAAAAACGAAGAATGTTATGACTTTGAAATTCTTCACCCAAATCATAGATATTGGGGAGATGGCATTTCCAGTCACAACAGCGGCAAAAGTTATATTTGCGCGGGCAACATCGTCAAAAACGCACAAGCACAAGGTATCTATGTAGTATTAATTGACACAGAAAACGCGCTAGATGAGACTTGGCTTCATGCCTTGGGGGTGGATACAAGTGAAAGTAAATTACTGAAACTAAGTATGGCAATGATCGATGATGTGGCAAAAACCATATCCACTTTTATGTCAGAATATAAGACACTGCCCGATGGCGAACGTCCTAAGGTGCTGTTTGTTATTGATAGTTTGGGTATGTTACTTACACCCACTGACGTTAATCAGTTTGACAGCGGCGACATGAAAGGTGACATGGGGCGCAAACCTAAAGCACTAACAGCATTAGTTCGCAACTGTGTCAACATGTTTGGCAGTTATAATGTTGGATTAGTGGCAACCAATCATACATATGCTAGCCAAGATCCATATAATCCAGATCCAAACATAAGTGGTGGTCAAGGATTTGTCTATGCGTCGAGTATCGTGGTAGCAATGAAAAAACTCAAATTGAAAGAAGACGAGGATGGCAATAAGACTACTACAGTAAATGGTATCCGTGCGGGTTGTAAGATTATGAAGACACGTTATGCCAAACCGTTTGAAGATATTGAAGTTCGTATCCCTTACGATACTGGAATGAGTCCTTATTCGGGATTATTTGACCTGTTAGAAAAGAAAAATCTCATTACTAAAGATGGAAATCGTTATGCTTACATTGACTTAAATGGCGAGTTACATAAGTATTTTCGCAAGGAGTGGAATCGCAACGAAAATGGTATCTTTGATCTAGTGATGACAGAGTTCTCTGAAAAAACTAAGGTAACAACACCAGTTGATGAAACTGATGTTGATGATGCCGAATAATCAAAAATTGGTAAGTACTGGATATAGGAGAAATAATTAGATGTCAGTAGATTTGTACTATGAAATTTGGAATGAACTAAAACGTCATATTAACATTGTTGACCGTCAAGAAGCTGCTGAAAATTTAGTTTCAGTATTAATCGACAATGATGTTGATGCAGATGATATCAAAACATCATTTAAGTCTGACAGCGAAGTCAAGCGTGCTCTTACCAGCTATCTAAAAGATCATCCGGTTGATGCCGAAGATGACGAAGACTATGATGATGATGACTATGATGACTCAGATGATGAAGATGAAGATTACTAATGTGGTATAGTCGTGTTACAGCTGATTTAGGTCAACTCCCAGATTTCATCGCACATTATGAAGATGAACTTGACGCTGCTAAAAAGGAATGCAGGGTAGGCGGTATCGTGGAAAAAAACATCACTGCCTTACCCGGCATTACTGAACATAGATTTAATCAATTACAGGAAGTTGAAGCAGTACTAAATTATCTTAACATCCAGTTGAGAAAAACTCGCCGTAAGTATTTTCAAAAATATCTAGAAGGTTATGCTCGTGCTTTGACCAGTCGTGATGCTGAAAAATATGTAGATGGCGAAACTGAAGTTATTGATATGGAAACTATCATTAACGAAGTGGCGTATCTAAGAAATCGCTGGCTTGGTATTATGAAAGGTCTCGATACTAAACAATGGCAGATGGGTCATATCGTTAGACTTCGCACTGCCGGAATGGAAGACGTACAGGTATAATAATGTTCAAAAATCCAGAAGAATCACATAATCATAGTTTAGAAACCTTAAACTTGCTGTATGAATATGATGACTTTATGTTATCAATTAAAACAGTTGCTGATTTGGGCTGCGGCTATGGCAAAGACATCGAGTGGTGGGCCACAAGGACTATGCGAGATGAACGGGCTAGCCCGCTGGGCATTAAATGTCAAGGTATAGATATAGTAGACTCTCTACCCGTCGCGCGTCAATACGATAACTTAACTTATCAGAAAATTGACTTTGAAGGAAAAGTTCAAACACTGGCTAAAGATAAGTTTGACATTTTATGGTGTCACGATGCTTTTCAATACGCAGTTAATCCTATTCAAACACTGATAAAATGGCGTAACATTACTTCAAACGGCGCAATGCTAGCCATTATTGTTCCCCAAACTACCAACGTTTATCAACGCTATCTTGATTTTACACAACACGATGGTTGTTATCACCACTACACTATGGTCAGTCTCATACATATGCTGGCACTTACTGGTTGGGATTGCCGTGGTGGCTTCTTCAAAAAAACACCAAATGATCCTTTTATTCATGCTGTGGTATATAAAAGTGATCAAGAACCACGCGATCCCAAAACCACGCGCTGGTACGATCTAGCCGAAGCTGGACTGTTGCCTAAATCTGCCGAAGATATAATAAATTCAATTGGATTTTTACAACAAAAAGACTTAGTACTGCCCTGGTTGAACAAAAGTTTGAATTATGTAGGATAATTTACGGTTGACTTCTGATGCCAGTGGCTGTATAATGTACACATACACTAACAGCACAGGGCTAGCAAATGACTACGATCTTGATCAAAAACGGTGTTTATCGTAAACAACCAGTCGTTAATGTAGCATTTACATTGGTGAAAGATTATCAGACGGGAGCAAACGGTAATTTTGTAACTGTAAAATCAGATGGTTACTTCGGTGAAGATCACGATGTTGTGCGAATCAAGTTAGACAGTATCGAAGACATGACAATTACTAATCAACTACCTAGGGAAGCCAATAAAATGAGACTGGTATCAAACTCGACGGCGGTACAAGAAACTGACGAAGAAGTTATGGATCGCATTGAACAGAGATTTGACATCTTACAGCAAATGACACGTGCTACTATTTCCGGCGATGTGCGTGCCATGATTGTTGTTGGTCCTCCGGGTGTAGGTAAAAGTTACGGTGTAGAATACGAATTAGAAAAATCAGGCATGTTTGATAAAATCGCCAATCGTCGTATTAAATATGAAATCATCAAAGGTGCGATGACCCCTATCGGGTTGTACTGTACGTTATATCGCATGAGCGATCCTCAAAATGTCTTAGTGTTTGATGACTGCGATGCGGTATTCCAAGATGACTTGTCACTGAATATTCTTAAGGCAGCATTAGATTCGGGCAAAAAACGTAAAATTTACTGGAACAGTGACAGTGCCATGCTACGCAGAGAAGGTGTGCCTGACAGTTTTGATTTTAAAGGTTCGGCAATTTTTATCACTAATCTTAAATTCCAAAATGTTAAGTCTAAGAAGATGCAGGATCATTTAGAAGCACTACAGTCTCGCTGCCACTTTTTAGATCTTACATTAGATACCGTGCGAGACAAATTGCTGCGCATTAAACAGATTTTCCGACAAGGTTATTTATTTAAAGACTATAATTTTGAGCCAACAGTCGGAGAAGAAATTATTGAATTCATGCGCGAAAATCAAAATCGTTTGCGAGAAATTAGTTTGCGTATGGCGTTGAAGCTGGCTGATCTTACCAAAGTAAGTGAAACTGAGTGGAAAACTTTGGCAGTATCAACTTGCATGAAAAATTCCTGAGTTATTTCCGGAACGCTACCGTGTGCTCTTTACAATAGGTACAGAAATGTATCTATTTTTTTGACTATGCTATACTAAGTATGTTAATATACAGTATGAAAAAATGTACAATAGAAATTAGAGATGAAGTTAACTGCCGACTAGTGGGTCTTGAGCTCGACGCTAGGCGTGCCTTAGTCAACGCATTTAAATATGACGTGCCTGGGGCTAGATATTTACCCGCTGTTAGATTGGGCCGTTGGGACGGAAAAGTTTCATACTTTCAGTTAGGGGGAAGCACATACGTAAATCTACTTCCCGAGATTATACCTATTTTAGATAATTTTAACTATGACATTGATTTAGATGATCAGCGTGATTACTCTACGATCTATGAGTTCAGTAAAGTAACTGAAGCAACATTTAGTCATTGTATGTGGGGAGAAGGGCATCCGCTGGCAGGCAAGCCAATTATTTTACGAGATTATCAAGTTGAAGTCATTAATAATTTTCTAGTCAACCCACAAAGTGTACAAGAAGTTGCTACCGGGGCTGGTAAATCTATCATGACGGCAGCATTAAGTCAACGATGTGAAGCACACGGACGTACCATTGTAATTGTTCCAAATAAATCACTAGTAACTCAAACTGAAAAAGACTATCGAGGGTTAGGATTAGATGTAGGTGTATTTTTTGGTGACAGAAAAGAGTTTGGAAGGACACATACTATATGTACATGGCAAAGTCTAAATATATTACTAAAGAATACTAAAAATGATTTAGTTGATTTCACCATACATGATTTTTTAGAAGACGTTGTTTGTGTAATGGTGGACGAAGTGCATCAAGCAAAGGCTTCAGCCCTTCAAACGCTGTTAACTGGGGTGATGTCAAGAGTGCCCATTAGATGGGGCCTAACTGGTACGATACCTAAAGAAATTGCCGAAGCACAGTCTTTAAATATAAGTTTGGGGCCAGTCATCAATAAGTTATCGGCCAGTGAATTACAAGATCGTGGTGTACTGGCACAATGTCATGTAAATATCGTACAACTTGTAGATCATGCCGACTTCCCCACTTATCAAAATGAATTGAAATTTTTACTTGAAGATAATGACAGATTAAAAGTCATAGCAGATTTAGTAACTAAAGTTAACGCAACTGGTAATACTCTGGTACTAGTAGATCGAGTCGCGCCCGGGCATGAATTGGTAAAAATGCTAGGGGATCGAGCAGTATTTCTCAGCGGAGCTACAAAAGGTTCCGATCGTGAAGACGAATATAAGGAAGTAGCCACTAGCACTGATAAAATAATCGTTGCCACCTACGGAATCGCAGCCGTTGGTATTAATATACCTAGAATTTTTAATTTGGTTTTAGTCGAGTCTGGTAAAAGTTTTACTCGTGTTATACAGTCAATTGGACGTGGTATACGTAAAGCAGAAGATAAAGACCACGTAGAAATCTGGGACGTGACTTCTACATGTCGTTTCGCTAAACGTCATCTACAGAAGCGCAAGGCATTTTATAAAGAAGCACACTATCCTTTTACACAAGAAAAATTAGAATGGAAATAAGGTTGCTTTTTAACACAAAATTTGTTATAGTTAGAGCATGAGAATACTGACCTTAGAAAATAGACACTACGAACTTGATCATCTTCCTGAAGAGATAGATGATATGCGATTTGCGATCTTAGATAATTCAAACACGCATGAAGTTGACTATCATTATATACCATTGATCTTTCTG